CTTTATCGAGCTTAAAGCTAAGGGGAGAAGAAATAATCTATCTGCAACTCAGTATCTTTTTTTAAAAGAAAAGATAGAGTCTAATTGCTTCGCTATTTGCACAGACAGCAAAGAGCACTTACAAGAGGTGTATAAAGAGTGGTCTGGTTATGCAACAAGGTGCCAGGTGAGATTCGCAAAAACCTGTTTACTTCGTGCTCTACCAGTTCCACCGGACATGAGAGAGGATGATTCACCTTTATTTGATTAAAACAGCTACGACTTTAGGGGGGGGTAATGGTATGTTAAATCGCATTTTAGAGTGGTTAGAAAGCCTGTTTACAAAACAATTATCGACTAAACAAGTAATGAAGATAGCAGCTCCTCAAAGGATAGATCCTCCATGGTTAGCCACCGCAAGGCGCGAACTTGGAACTTCTGAGATTTGTGGCAAAGGGGCTAACAAGAGAATCATAGAGTACCACGCTTCAACATCACTAAAGGCAATGTCTGATGAGGTATCATGGTGTTCAAGTTTTGTTAACTGGTGCTTTAAGGTGAACAACATAAACGGAACGAATAAAGCCAACGCAAGAAGCTGGATGAAGTGGGGATGCCATATCGACAAACCAGTTAACGGCTGTGTCTGTGTGTTTTGGAGGGTGTCAGTGAAAGATTGGAGGGGGCACGTCGGGTTCTACGTTGGGCATGATGATACTCATGTTCACGTTTTAGGGGGCAACCAAGGGGATAGGGTTAGCGTAAAGAGATACCCTAAAAAGAGGCTACTTGGATATAGACTTTGTGATGGGAGTTCAGGGGCAATCTATTAAGCTATGTATGATTATAGATCAACAAAACAAACGCGATTATAAACTTTATCTCTTTCCTCTCCTATTGTTGTATTCTTCCCATGACTCCGGTGCATTCATAATGCACGCAGAGAACACAAATGAGAAAACTATTATGAAAGCCAATATCGCAAATAAATACAATTTAAATAACTCCCCTGCTCAATCGGATAAACATCGGTTTGTCTGAGTTGTAGTAGATCTCATTGCCTTGTCTTACACCGAAGTATATCTTTACAGGATCATAGAACTCATACTGAAGGCTAAACACATTCTTACTTATAAAATATTTGTCTGAGTAAAACTCTATACCTTTTAAGTTTACTCCGTCAAACTCTACCCATCCACCACTTGTAAACTGGAGCCACTTTCCGTCAACCTGTGCTAAGGCTAAAAACTCTAGATCCTTCTCTAAAAACTCATCAGGTATATTAACACGAAGATCAATACTAACCACTCTCCTAAAAGGGACCTCGTAAACTCCACTTGAATCAGGTCTAATATAGTTCGGGCTAACCATTACGGTAGATTCAAAACTAAACCCTCGATCATCTCCGAAATGATTTGACTTAACTGCGTCCCAGTAGAGGTCTATATCCTCTTGTTGAATACCGCCAAGAGCAAAGTTATTAGGCCACATTATAGGAAAGTATGTGTCACTTATCGGTTTAACTATCTGAGCGTGTCTTACTCTTAATAAATGAAGTATTTCGTGAGCAAGAAGACTTATATGCTGTTCTTTAGTCATGTGACCGCCGAGTATAATATTTGACATCGGCTCATACGTTGACCAGTTTTCAATCTCAAGTGGCGTAATACCATGCGACTCAGCTATATAAACACAGTAGTTAGAGTTTTTATCTTCATTAGACCTTCCAGCAAAACCATTGATTATGTGCTCACCAACATTCCACGGAAACCAAGAGCGCATAGCAACTTGCATTGATCCATCACTATCACAAACAACAGGGTTTATAGGGCGAGGCCTACTTGGCTCGATGGTTGGATCAAGCAAAGGATTCCACAAGTAATCTGTATAATTTGTTTCGTCTATCTCGTTAAAAATATCCTGCCCTCTTACAAACCTACGAGGAGAGTTATCAAAGTTAACAAGTTTTAATGCTTCGCTGATAATCTCCTCCCTTACAAATGCTCCATAATAAGAGTAACAACTCTTTTCAAAATTAAGCTCAATGTCTAAACCGTATACATTTAAAGGCATTAACAATACTAATAATAAANCTCTCATTCATCCCCCCCCAGGTGTTATCTATTTGTTATCTATTATATTTGTTATGTATTATGTTTCTAATCACCATGACTCTAATCGCCTCGCCTTTTTCCTGCAAGGAACGCATAGAGATGAGTTAACAGTTGTAAAAATATACGGCTTCCCACACAGAGAGCATGGCTTTTTCGAGCAATCCTTACAATACCCAGTTCGGTTTTCACGGATATGCTTTACGCACGTCCTGCATTTTATGTAATCAGATCTCATTGGCACTTTGATGTTGCGTCGATAGCTAAAAGAGCTAATGCAATAATATGCACTAGCACTATAGCTAGTGCAAAACCCCAAAAAGCAACTGTCATTTTCTTGCTTCTATACTCTATGCGAGTCCCTCGCTCCTCTATGGTATTAATCATGCCTTCCACCTTTATCACAAGTCTCTCGACTCTATCTAACTCGACTCTATCTAACCTGTTGTTGCACCTATCAATCATAAAGCCCCCACCATAAATATAATAAAAAGTATCATTATGATCATGAAAAACCAAACCTCCTCTCTAAGAGACATTTATTGCGCGTAGTCCCGTGGATCTTCCCCTGGGGGCAGGCTGTCTAAGATACCAATAACAGATGTTGTCATTAGTTCTGTTGACTTCATAAGCTTATCGAGTGATGTCTCTAGGTTGTTTACTTGGCGTTCGAGTAGGCTTACTCTGGTTTTTAGATATTCGTACTCTTCTATTTCGTTCTCTGACATTTGTTGCTCCTTTGTCAAAAAAACTGTACGCCAGCCAGCACAAAATATGCCTGTGATCGTTAGCGACGTGTTACCACAGACCGGCGCACAGCTTTAAGTTAAAATCTATCTTCAGCTCCCCATATTTCATAGGGATCCTCTTCTCCTGTGGTCCCGTTAAAAAACTCTTGCTCTATATCTTCAACAATTTCTGGCGCTAAAACAAACGCTGGTATTCTGCACAGAGGAGAACCCATTGTCTGATCCTTATTTAAAACCAAATACTCAAGTTTTCTCCCATCAAACTCAACATCAACATGATCTCCAAGGATGAAAATATCAGAAATAAGTCCTAGAGAGTCATGGTTTGATGGGAGACTAAAATGGAATTTCATCGTGGGCCATCTCAGGAGGTTTTGGGTCTGGTGAACGCTTGATGTCAACTGCGTGATTCTTAACAACTGGTTGGGCGTCACCTTTAAGAGTTAAATCATTATAAGTTTTCCCATTGTATTCTCGTTGTGAAACCTCAACTGCATACTCCCTACCAAAAACAGAAGCCATCTCTCTTAAAGCTGCTCTGGCTGTTTCTGAATGTGAAGTTGCATTGGCGGCGCTAATAGCATCCTTGATTCCGAAAACTGACATTTGCCAAGGAATGAACTTGCTTGCTGTTCCGTCTGAGAAGTAAAACCGTTTCCAAAGCTTTCTCCCTTTAAACTCTCCGCTTGTAACCATAAACTCAGCGTTAATCATTGGATGGGTGCCAGTCTCATCAAGATCACAGTTATTAAATTGCGCATTGTAATCGCCGCTTGGCAAGGCTGTATATTCTGATTTTTCTTTGCTTTCTCCAAACATTACTCTTCTCCTTTAATATGAATTTTTATCTCTAAATCGTTTTCAGAATTAACTAAATCAATAATTAATTTTTCTTTTATATCATCAATGATCTTAGGAAGTACTTTATACTTAAAGACCTCAGTTAAGTGGCGCTTTACTCTGTCTTCAAGTTCTAATGTTGCCTTGTACTTTAGTTTCTCTAATAGAAATACAGCATGATCCGTAGACATTAGCATTCCCCTTTGAGGTAGGAGATCAATGTCTCCGCATCCATAGGAAGTAACTCTGGAAGATTACCAGACCTATCGCCACAGTTCACAGTCTCAAGGCCTTTTGTCCTTATGAGCCTTTCCCCTTCATAGTCTGTGTGAAAGTAAAAGATATAATCACAAAGCCCATGAATAATTTTACTCGCTGTGCTTTGAAGCGTTGACGTAGTATAAGTTATCTTGCGATTACCTAACTCTTTATCTATTGATTTTGCGTGAGAGATAAAAAGAAGCCCCATGCCACTTTGAGATAGGTAGTTGATAGGCCTAACAAACTCCTCTTTTATTAACGTATACCCCTTTCCAAAGCCTAGATCTGACTCATGCTGGATATTATGAACAGATTTTATATAAGTGCTGCACCAGTCCCACAGGTTGTCTACCGTATCTATAGACAGCATCTTAAAATCATGCCCTCCTTGAGCCAGTTCCCTGCAGCAATCCTTAAAATCTACCCAGTTGGTAGGCTCACCGCCTTGATTGTTTTTGTATTTATAGACCTCTGTGAATTTATGACCGCTTTCTGTCGCAAAGAATAAGACTTTGTTCTGGTCGTCGTCGCCAAATTTAGAGGCGATTGTAGTCTTGCCGCTCTTAGGTTCACCGTAGATAAAATAAGATTTCTTTAGATAATTCGACTCTTTAGTCGAACGTGTGACTGGTAACATCGGTTGCTCCTTCCGTATTTGTTAGAGTGTATATAGTCTCCAAAAATTAAGGTGGCAAATGTTTTCTGCGCGCGGTGCAAAAAAAACCCACCATGTATTAACACTACGAAGGAGCAACTTCTAGATGAACATACATGGTGGGATACAACAACAACTGCACTTTACTGTTAGTTTTTTTATTGCGAATTGTAAACAATATCTAGATTTTTAACGCATCTAGTTCACTAGATATAGTTGGCGCATAGTAATATTTTTTTTTGCTGTGGCTTTTCTGTTTTAGTTGGTCCTAGATAGTTTTCACTAAAAAAACAACTACTACGACAAAGGGGAATAGATGAGCGCATTTACTGATAGTGCAGAGAAGTATTTTTCAAATGGTTGGAATGTAATACCTTTGATGAAAGGAAAGAGCCCTAATTTTGGATCATGGCAGAGGTGGTCTACTGATAGACTTGATCAACGAACGCTAGATGTTTGGATGGCCGACGGAGCGCAGGAAGATTGGGGAATAGGGCTGCCTCTCGGTACTGCAAATGGGTTGGTAGCTGTTGATATTGATATTTTTGACAAAACTATAGTTAAAGAGTTTATAGGTCGACTGCCTTACTCCCCGATAATTAAGACAGGTAAAAAAGGAGCAACTCTTTTCTACAAATATCAAGGGCAGAGCAGCCGAAGCCTTGACCATGACTTCAATGCGTTATTTGGAGGAGTAGACAAGTCAAGTGACTATTATGACGAAACATTGAAGTTTGGTTTTGATTTTCTTTGCAGCGGTCGTCAGACAGTTTTGCCACCGAGCATCCACATTGATACCGGAAAGGCTTACTTTTACAACGATAGTGACTTCTCTTTTGAGAACATGACAAAAGACGCGGCAGAGATGTGTGGACTTGAACCTATAAGCTTCTCTACAGTTGAAAGTATATACAGAGACCTTTTAGAAAAATATAAAGGTGAAGACCTTTCTAAGCTTAGGTCTATTAGTAAAAAAACAACATCTAATGGAGGTAGAAACGATACTTTAGTCAAATTTGTTTTAAGTTCGTTTCATAAGTATGACCTTGATGATCTTATAAGTGCGGCAATAGATTATGATGACAAACTGTATTTAGGAAAACGATTATTTGGCGACAAGTCCGAGTTTTCTGGCTCTTCTGATGTTACAAAAAACGCAACTAAATTTGTTGTTAGCGTAGTAACAACTTGCTGTAGGTATCGCGCAGATTGGGTATTAAATAAAAATAAATATCTGCTTAATGAAAACATGGCAGATGACTATAGTTATCCATATTTGACAGAGCACAATGGCTTTTATTTTAAGGAGAGAATTGTCACTCCGTCTGGGAAGGTTAGGCCTGGATTCAAGGAGTCACCAGACTATCACGGTCTTAGCGTGTACTTTAACAAAGAATGTCACCTAAAAACTAATGAGTCTTTTGTTTATTCATACGAAAATGACTATTATGTTTCTATAGGTAAGTTGAAACTCGAACGCAGAATAAAGAAAATAACAAGAGATCGCGCTCTTATGGGCTCACACATGAAAAGTTTTTATGAGAATGTGCAAAGAGAGTGTTTTCGAGACCATGATTATTTTGAAAATGCAGAGGGATTTATTAACTTAGAAAATGGTGTTCTAGATATTAAAAATAAAAAACTACTAGCTCACTCTCCAAACAGGTTTTTCAAGTACAAACTGGAGCACGACTATCAACCTGATGCCGAGTGCCCCAATTGGATGAGCTTTTTAAATAAGATTTTCTATAATGACAAAAGTATGATCGACCTTTGCGGAGAGATGTTGGCTATTGCCTCACAGATAAAACAGGGTTTCATAGGGCATTCATGCTCGATGGGAATGGCAGTAATGGTAAAAGCACTTTCATCGACCACACTGTGTTGGCTATTAGGTGATGATAACTGCTCAGAGGTTCCTTTGGATAAATTCGATGAGGGCTCTGTTGTTGATATGCTTAACGGTATGAAGGTGAACTTTACTAGGGATGATAGTGGCGAAAACGTAAAGATTCCAGTTGGACCGTTTAAAAAGGCTGTTGGTGGAGAGGTACTCATTGCAAACCCTAAGTATCTAAAGCCATACAACCTCCGCTGTAAGTTCAAACTCATCTTTGCTTGTAATAACCCTCCTAAGTTTGATGATAAGACTGACGGGCTGTATAGGCGTCTTGTTATTATCCCTTTTAAGTACAAATTCGACGGCAAGGAGAAGGTCGAGGACTGGGGAGAATCTTTTATATTGCCTGAGATGAGTGGTGTTCTTAATTGGGCTCTTGATGGTTTAGAACGACTTGAGAGAAATAAAAAGTTCACCGAGGTAGCGAGTGTTTTAAAGAGTGCTGACGACTACAGGAAGTATTCTGATAGCGTATATAGTTGGTTTGAGTTTAACGCAGAGATCGATTTGAACGACCATGAGTACAAGCTGGTGTGCACAGAGATGTATGATGCTTATAGTCAGTATTGCCTTGATACTGGAAAAAACCCGTTCACAAGAACACATTCGGTAAAAAAATATCTGATATTGTATCTCAAAGGATAAAAGGCGATGCGAAAAAAGACACTAAAAACGGGCTCACTGTTAAGAATATAACCTATAAAAAGCCAAATAATCCAAGACCTCTTCCTCCACGGTTCCCTAGTTATTGAAGATTTTACTAGAAATAGTTATCCACACTAATTTGTGGATAACTTTTATACTTTGCGTAAAAACTAAAAACCATGTAAAAAATACTCGAAATAGTGGTGACGGTGACGGACGGTGAGGGAGCCAAAAAACGTCCCTCACCTTTCTAACTCTTTATTATCTTTACTTTTTTCTTAAAATGGTGGTGGAGAAGTAAAATAGAAAAATAATAATATGAAAAAAATGAGTGAAAAAAGCAAAAAAATTTAAATATAAAAGTTTTGAAACGACCTCCCCCACCACCACCTCCATCACCAACAACAAAAATAACAATGAGCATCAATAGTGAAAGACGATAAGCCAAATGTTTTCGGATATAACTGCGAGCACTGGAATTCTACTCACTCTCGATTAATTTTATGGCGAGGAGCAATTGTTGTTATTGTCGTCGACTGTGTGCGCGGCGAACCAAAAACTGTTTTTGACGAAGGTGACGAAAGGATTTATGAGCCGTGCATAAAATGTGGAAGTATGAAAAAGCAAGTCCTCAGTTATGTGATGCGATCAGAATCAGGAGAAGGTGAGGATACGCACAGATTGAGATGCCTTGAGTGCTATAAAGGATTATGTACTCTCCCAATAAAAATAGAGGCTGAAGACGCTGAAAGCTATGTTTTGCATTTTGGAAAGCACAAGGGCTCTAGAATAAGCAATGTTCCAAAGGATTACCTGCGATGGGTGAGACGAAACGCTGGCCTAAAGTCATCACATAGGCACATAGATGCATATCTAAATCATGGCGATTAATTAGCGCCGCGTTAACCATAATTCGTTGACCAATAGACACTCAGACTTTTATTTTGCAGTAGAGAGCCTCTGAGGGTCCTTAAAATTGAACTTGGGGGTTGACCATGGTAGATGATGAAGAGATCGTTGTAGAGATAGCTCAGGATGAGTCGTTGAGAACTGTCGTTCTTACCATCAATTCTAATCAGCCAATGAATGAGGCTGAAGTAATTGATTGTCTTTATGGCCTTCTGGATGATTGTGTAGCAGGGAAGCAGTCGCTACTCTCAGACATGGTGCAAACAGAACGCTCCTACCATTAGCATTGCCTTGCTCAGACTCACTACACCTCTTAAATGGGGTGTTTTTAGATGGAGGTCATAGTGGCTCATAGAAATAGAAAAAATAGAGACGAGACAAAAGTCTACACTATGGCGCAGATGCTCTCCGCTGTTAGAAAAGAGAGACAATTATTCAGTTTTGCGTTAGAATTGGTTGAGGGCTTGAAGAAATTGTGTAAAGAGAGTCATCATCCTAATTTTAGAGCTCAATGTAGTATCTGTAAGATGGTTAAGGACTTTGACGGGAAAATAGAGCAGGTAAGAAATAAGCAGCTTTGATGGACAACACTAATAAGATTGGATAACTATGTGTAGACAAAAGAAACCTATACCGGAAGCACAACTAAGAGCACTTTGCAGAATGAAGCCGTCAAAGGCTGATGTTGCTGCTTTTTTTGAATGCTCAGAAGACACTATTGAGAATCGATGTAAGGAGTATGGTGACTGCTCATTCTCGGTGTTTCGGGCGCAAAGCATGGTCCACACAAGGTTTGACATGATTCGCAAGGCGATGAAGATGGCTGAGTCTAATCCAACTATGATGATCTTCTGTCTAAAAAACATGGCTGGATGGGCTGATAAGCAAGAGACTAAAGTCTCGTCTACGGCTCCGATACTACTTAACTACAACTTAGAAGATAAAAAAGAAGAGAACTAAAAGGGGATCATCTTGAGGGGGAGCACGCCTACTTTAACAGAGTTTGATCCTGGACAAGTGCCCTTTCAGTTAGAAGTTATAAAGGACATTAGGAAAAACCTATCGTATGAAGATGGCTTAGTTCAAGAGCTACTGCTTTCAGGCTCTGTAGGTTCTGCGAAGTCTTTGCTTGGTGCTCACCTTGTAGTCTCTCATTGTTTACTTAAACGAAGATGCTGTTGCNCTCATAGGNCGAAGGTCTATGCCTTCACTTAAAGATACTATACTTAAAAAAGTATTAGATCACATTGGGCAAGATGTATCTTATTCGTATAATAAACAAAGAGGGATTATAGAGTTTGAAAATGGAAGTGTTATCATCCCTTACTCCTGGGCTGATGGTAACTATGAGAAAGTTAGATCTTTAGAGCTATCGTGCGCATTGATTGAGGAGCTAACAGAGAATGATACTCTTGATTTCTATCATGAGATTAAGATGCGTGTTGGTCGACTTCCACATATAACAGAAAANTGGATCTGCTCACTGACTAACCCTGGTTCTCCATCATCAGAGGCTTACAAGTATTTCATCTATCCAGGTGGGGAGAATAGGCATGTTTATTATTCTCTCACGACAGATAATAAGTTTTTACCAAAGGGGTATGTTCAAGGGCTACTTGGGTCTTTAGATCCAAAGATGTCTCAACGGATGATCTATGGTAAGTGGGTTGATATAGTAACTGAGGTTATTTATCACCAGTATGATAAAGACTTAAATTATAGAGATGAGAGATATCTAGTTGATGAGAGGTACCCTATTATACTTTCTTGGGATTTTAACATAGGGCAGGGGAAACCTTTAAGTATGTGTTTGATTCAGTATATTGCTGGGACGTTTCACGTATTCAACCAAGTTGTTGTTGAGGGAATGAGAACAGAGGATTCATGCGAAGAGCTGTTAAACAGAGGGCTGCTAGATTACAAGACGACCTACTTTATTGATGGTGATGCCACTGGTAGGCACAGAGATACAAGACAGAATAATGATGATTGGGAGATTATAGAGAGGTTCTTTGGTAACACTAGAAACAGAAAAGATCAGCGCATTCGCTATAGGATGTTAGTCCAGAGATCTAATCCGAGAATCAGAGAGAGGCATAATATTGTTAATGGGCTCTTGTGCAACAGTTTAGGAGAGCGTAGGCTGTTTGTGTATAAAGACGCGCCTCATGCGCATGATGGATTGAGTTATGCTAAGCTTAAAAAAGGAGCGCAATACCTAGAAGATGATAGCTACGCAGCACAGCATATAACAACAGCTATCGGTTATGCTATTTGTAACCAAGTAGGCTTAGACGACAAAGAAGACGACGCACAGATGATAGAAAGGTAAGTAATGGGGAATCCAGATTTAACGATACTTGAAAACAGAGTTAGGCTCATAGAAGAGATAAAGAGTGAGGAGAACATCTCTAGAAAGCGTGAGATGCAAAAACGCTTCGATGTATATTTTGACAGGCAAGATAGATACATTGAGGAGAAGTTGCTAAATGAATTTTCAGCAAAGACAGTTCAGGAGATGCGTAAAGTTTTAAGCGTTAATATCTCAAAGAAGATTATTAATGATAGCGCGTCACTTTACTCAGAGGCACCGGAGCGAGAGTTTGAAAATGCGTCAGAGGCTGAAGAGGAGCACATCGAAGCCTTATATGATAACATCCGTATTAATGTGGCAAATAAGAGAAGTAATCGTTACCTAAAGCTACAGCATCAAAACATTATGATGATAGTCCCTGACAGAAAAGGTGGCTTAAAGATGCGGCCTGTTCCTATGCAGCAATTAGATGTTATCCCAGACGCTGAACATCCAGAAGAGGCTTACGCTTATATTTTAAATGCATGGGACGTGGATAACCGTGGTAGTTATGCGGTAAATAATCCAGGTAATATAAGCCAGACTGAAAACGATTATTTTCAAAATGATAGAATGAATCAGGGTATTGCAGATGACAATGACAGAGAGGCAGAACAAGAGCGTTATGTTATCTGGACGCCAGAGATTCATTTTACAATGGATGGTAAGGGTAACTTTGTTACTGACCTAAAGCCTAACCCGATTGCTCCAATGCTTCCGTTTGTTGATGTGGCTGATGAGAAGGACTTCCAGTTCTATGTAAGGCGTGGGCAGAATATCACTGAGTTCGCCATAGACTTTAGTCTAATTTTAAGTGACCTTTCAAATATATCAAGGCTTCAGGGTTACTCACAGGCTGTTATTGTTAGCGAGAAGTTACCTACTAATATGAGGGTCGGGCCTAACCATATTTTACACTTAAAGCCTAACCCTAAAGCTCCTGAGATAAAACCAGAGTTTAGCTTTGTATCACCTAGCCCTGACATGGCTGGAAGTCTCTCTTTACTTGAGGCTACTATTAACTTTCTATTATCAGCGGAGGGGCAAGACACGTCATCCGTTACTAGTGGTCAGACTAGGCAGTATAGTTCCGGTATTGATAGAGCGTTGGCATTGCTTGATAGGTTTCAAGCTTCTAGCGAAGATGCTGATCTATTTAAGGATGTGGAGCAAAAAGAGTTTGATATCATTAGGGCTTGGAACAATGTTTTACAGGGTACTGATGGTCTTAACCCTGATATTAAGGGGCCACAGCTTAACGATAGAATTAAGGTTAGGGTTAAATACGCACCTCCTAAGGCGTTCTCATCCAAGGCAGAGGTTGAGGCATCGGTTAAGAATAGATTAGAGATGGGCATGATGTCAGAGGCAGAGGCTATTGCTGAGTTGAGAGAGGTTTCTGTTGAGCAAGCTGAGTTCATACTTGCACAAATAGCAGATAGTCAGATGAATCAGATAACACCAATAAAACCAGAGCCAAGATCAGAAGAGGATAAATTTGACCAAGAACTAGAGGATGAACCAAACGATGGCAGCACCAAAGATAAGCAAAAAGAAGGTAAGTCAGACGATAAATTTAAAGGATGAGTTTGGCGTAGACTTTTCAAGAAAGGCAGACTTAAGAGAGGCCATTGGTCAGGTGATTCTTGATAAGATCAAGGAGCGTACGGCTAATGGTGAAGGCATGAAGTTCGACTCTATAGGCCGAGGTCGTGCAGTTAAGCTTAAGTCTCCTTATTCTAAGAAGTACGCTGAGAGCCTAGACTTTAAGGCTGCTGGTAAGTCTAAAAACAAAGTTAATATGAGTCTAACTGGCGATATGATGGAGTTAATGGATATCACAAAGAACAAGGGGAACGAGATAACTATAGGTTGGGCAGCTAGTGACGACCAGGACGCTAAGGCTTCAAACCATCTACTTGGCGACACTGTACCAAAGAGGCCTTTTTTTGGTGTTTCTAAGCAAGAGCTAAAAGAAGTAAAGCGTGAGATAAAGGATGATATCAAGGAGGCTATAAGACTAAAGTCTGAAGAGGGGAAGTCGGCTTTTTCTGATTTTGTGGTAGGTCTAGCTAAGGGGTTTCGGGATGGCAAAGGTTAAG